TTAACTTTGAATAACAATATTGGTCTTTTGAGTATAAACGGTACAATTATCAGGAATATCTTTATTAACAAAAGTCATCGCCCCTATTACGACATTATTACCAATTTTAGTATTCTGCCCAAACATCATACTATTTGTACCAAAAGTGACATTATCTCCTACTTGTAAATAACCATCGTGATAATAGCTTTTAAAACCAATGGTAACATTACTTGAAATATTACAGTTTTTACCAATCTTAACTCTTGGCGTAATAACAATACCGACTAAATGCCAAATATGTAATCCAATATCAATATCTGCTTTAATTGAAATATCAAGACAATGCTTTTGATTTAATTTATTAATAATTTTTTTGGCACATGTTCTTTCGCTTTCATCACCTAACCTATACATAAAATAAGCAAGACGATACCAAGCTAAAAAGCTATTTTTTCTTAAAAGTTTTCGAAATAATCTTATCCAAGTGAAATCTTTATGAATATATTCAACTACCCAGTAATTTTTTAAATTTGTTAAATCGTGAGTGAGCAAGAATTTGATAATAGAAATATATTTAAACATATTGAATAATATTATAAAATAACTTTCGCTTATCTTAATAAAAAAATTAAAAAATGACAAATTAAACCTATTTATAGATTCTTTTAATTTTATTCTTTTAACCTAGCTAAAACCATATAATAATAAAAGCCTTTCATTTTACATAACCACTTAATCAATAAAAAAGGTTGAACCATTAGATTAATCTCAATGTGCAAGTTAATACAAAAATAAAAAGCACTATAGAAAACAATAACTATTTTGCTCTATAAAGGTGATTATGAAAGATTTTATTAGCGATTTTTTGGTGGCCACTACTACCTCCATACAAATTACAAATGATATTATTAATCAATATATTATATTAAACTCACCTTTTAACGTATAACATAACGTATAACATCAATCTATGTTAGTCGATTCCTACCTAAGGAATCATTTCAACATTACCAATTGAAGAGTTAAAAGAAAAACTTCTTTTTTGTGATTTTATGACACTAACAACACTAACAAAATTTATTATTAATAATCAGCAAATTAACCTCGTGTTATTATAGTGTTGTATGTTGTTAATGACATGGTAATATTTAATTAATTTTAATAAAGTGAAAGGTAAAGGTGATGAAATGAAGAAAATAGGAATAATTAAATTTTGTGAATTAATGATTGAAAGTGCGAACAATGCAACGCCCTTTGTTTTGTTTACTGTTGCTAGTATCGTCCTATATGATAAAAAACCATTGTTAGATACTGCAATCACTCTTATTGGAACTAATATTTTTCTATGGGGTATATGGGCGATACCCCATGTAAAAAAAATCGTATCAGAAGATGATGATAAAATAACAAGAATGGTAGTTTTTATCGCTATTGTATGGATAATTTTTATGCTATTATTAGCAACAATATCACTGTCATAACTCAATCCCTTTAAACTCGTCTAAAGCTTGCTTCTGTTCATCTGATAGGTTGATATCTATCTCACCATACTCAAGCAAGTAAGTACCGAATGACATTAGGAAAGCAACCGCAGGGTCTATCTTGTTGGCTGCTTTCTTTTTGTTGGGTTTGATATTAGCATTCGCATCGGTTTCCATCACTACATTACTGACCGCCCAAGAAAGGACAGGATCGCCATTGTGATTAATGCGTTTACGGCTGATAAATACTTCTGCTGTTTTTGAAGTTGGGCTGTATCGTGCATAGGTTTGAGGGAATGGCTCAACATCTAAGCCGATATTTTGTAATTGCATGCGTAATTGTGTGGCGTTCCAAACATCAAAACCAATTAACTTAATATTAAATTGTTCGCTGTCTTTTAAAATATCATCTCTAATCTGGTCATAATCGATACAATCGCCTTTCGTTACCCTAATCCAACCCTGATCAACCCATTTACGGTATATTTCTCTGTTTTTGTTAGCTACGTTAGTAAGCTGAAATTCAGGAATATAATGCCTTGTTAATAGTCTTACCTCTGTTTCAAACGGAAACGAATAACAGACACTAGTAATATCACTAGTAGATGATAAATCTAATCCAGCATAGCAATCTAAGCCTTTTAAATCATCTTCTGAGTAATCAGCCTTACACGCAATCCAGCTACCAGTATTTACCCAAGGAGTTGCACCATTACACCAAATATTAAAGCGTTTTGTGAGCATTTCAACCCACTGCGAGGGTATGCCTCTGGCTTTCTTAATGGTGTCCTCTAAGGCAACCCTATCGACGGAGATGTCAAGATTGGGATTGGCTTTTATCCATAAATTAGGGTTGTCGATTTCGCTCTCATCGTCCAGTTCGTAAATAAGCACAAATTGCGATTCGTTAACCTCGTCACCTGCTAAAATCTGGCAACAATAATCATAATGCTGTTTACAGGCTGATATTGTGTTACTGCCTGCGGTAGTGATGGCAAATAAAATCCCCTCAGGTCTTGCGCCCATACCTAACTCAAGAGCTGAATATACGCCATTATCAGGGTGTAGATGATATTCATCCACAATGGATAAGCTAGGGTTAGTCCCCTCAATAGTAGCAGCCTTTGACGCCAAAGGACGTAATAGACTATTTTGCTTAGGATTGATGATTTTATGCTGTTGAATGGTGACCCTTTTCTTTATTGGCTTGCTTAATATGGCCATCTGTCTTGCATCATCAAACACAATTCGGGCTTGGTCACGGCTAACGGCTGCGGTATAGATATCTTGTTGCCCTTTTCCCATCACTAAGAACCAGTTAGCCAATATTGCCGCTGTTGTTGATTTGGCGTTTTTTCTCGGTACTTGTACATAGGCACTGCGATACTTTCGGAGTCCTGTTTTAATGTGCTTAAATCCTAGCAGATTAGCAAATAAAAATTGTTGCCACGGTTCAAGCTCGATGGCTTTACTTCTCAGGTGACCTTTAACATGTGGACATACTTTTGAAAATGAAACGAATTTAGTTACTACTTCACTATCAAAAGAGTAATTTGGATTTTCCAAATCAATAAAATAGCGATTTACTGCTTGTTTTAGGCGTTTACAAGCAGGAATATCCCCATTTTTAACCGATAACGCGTAATTATGCCAAGCGGTCAAGCTCGTCTTCCTCTTCAACTTCTACGGGATTTTTGCGACGACTAACAGGGTCGAAGCCCAGTAATGAAGCCATTTTAATCATAATTTTTTCAGCTTCTGACTTTGCACTTAATGCAGGGTTACGGCTTTCTGTACCTTGTGAGTTAACGATTGAAAACCCACGCGTTGCAATGTCTTCCATTGCTTTACGATACATTGAGTAATTAACGCAATATAGCTCTAAGTTGGTCCAATCGGCTGGTTGAATGTCATCACGCTGTGCTAAGTGATCGGCTCTAAGTTTCCATTGTTCTTTGGCTAATTTATCTAAATATTTTGGTGCTTTCATCTTATTATTTTTCCTCTACTTTCTAAAAAATCACTGTGCATAAAAATTTGAGGAGGGGGGCGGTCTTTTAGCTTTTTGAATTTCTTTGAACATTCCCCCCTACCCACTCATCATATCTGAGGACTGCTATCAGTTGTCTTTATTATGAAGATGACCCAAATCCTCGTTTATCGATTACTCTTGTCTTATAGCTATGACAATCACGGCATAATGGTTGATGATTACTTGCTTGCCAAAAGAGAGGGTCACTTTGTCCATTCTCAACAGGTTTGATATGGTCTATCACAGTAGCAGGAGTGAGTAATCCTTTATCATTACACATTTTGCATAGTGGGTTGTGCCTAAGGTACTCAGCTCGATATATTTGCCATCGATGATTATAGCCTCGTTGTGCTGCTGTTCCTCGTGCTTTATCTTGCTGTTTATCTCTTCTATGCTCATTACATCGTCCTGATTTAACACGGTTACGACAATTAGGATATGAACATCTCTTTAATGGTTGTATTGGCATCATTCACCTAATAGATAGCTGGGTCACGGTAGATACTCCACAATGAAGAAATAGCTAACGGCACTTCGCTTACGGTGTTAGTACTAACCATTTCTCGGTTCTCATATAGATGAGCTATATACATAAGACAACCTGCTTTGATTGCTGGCGTGAATTCCTGTATATCAAATGATTTTCCTATATGCTTTTGACAAACTTCAAGAGCAGCATCTATATAGATTTGAAGTAAGCTATCTTCTAAGGTGTCACTGTCATCAATACGGCAATGTAACTTAACTTCTTGTAAGGTAATATTAGCCATCGTTTAAACCAGCCTCACATAACAATTCTAAATAAGTTCTTTTTGCGTCAGGTAATACAGCTTTAATATTTAAATATTGTGAGCCAGCTATCAGGTACTTAATCCGCCAAGTGGTATCAATATCCTTACGGTAGCGAATATAAACCCTTATAGTGGTACGGCTTGGGCTGTAATTTCATTGATTTTCATTACATCCCCCCTTAATGAATTGTCGAGCTAGATTCAGATTTAATATCTTCGGCTAAATCAATAAATAACGATGCAAACATTTCTTGCCCGAATTGTGTTAGTGCCATAGGTTTATTATCACTTTCGGCGTACATCTTTTTTAATAGTCCATAGGTGCGATTTAAGCCATCACTTTCGCCAAAGTCTTCAATTAAGCTATCTTTAAGATTCATTTTTAGCCCTAACACAATTAAATCTTTATCAATATCAATTTTGATACCGTCATGAATAAACACCTTGGCGCTGTTTTTATTAATCTGCTCAATTAAAAATAAACCTGCTATTATCGCCATGGTAGAATCAACGATACTATGGTGAATTGCTGTCACTTCTTGCTGATTATTCATGATTTACCCCCTTAATTTGTGTCATGTATCGCCTAACTTCGGGCGGTAGTCGCTTAGTGACATCAGCAAGTAAATCAGAGATTTCATCCTTGCCAAAAGAAAGTAGTGCTACATATTTGCCATTTTTAAGCCTTAATGCGGTAATAGTGCCGTCATTGTTATGGACAAAATCAAACTCTTTCATTCTTTGCCTCCTTGCGCTCGGTTTCACTTCTAAATAGCTTTTTAGAATCGTTAATTAAGTCTGATACAGCATCAAGGGCGTAGGCGCGTAACTCATCATTAATTGGCGCGTTTGAATCACAATCAGCCATTAAAAGCGTGGTGATAGCGTTAGCTTGTCCTAGTTTTGTATTGATAGTATTTATTGCGTCCAGTGAGATATTAGCCATTGTTTTTCTCCTCCATTAACCCATATTCTTGTAACTCATCAAAATCTTGCTCTACTAAATCAACGATAACCCACAGTAAATTACTCATATCGGCTTGTTCGATAAAAGGCTCGTCATATCCTGCGCACTTATAGTTAGTATTATCTAAGGCAATTTTAGCCATGCTCCGAACTTGAATAAGTTTAGATTCAACATTACAAATTAACTGATCATTATTCATGGCTGTAACCTCCAAAGCTTTTAGCTTGATCAATAACTGAATGTAAGCGAATTCTGGCAATAAAGATAAGGGATGATTTGCCTAGGCTCTTGCGTGCTTGGCGTTCGGTTGTTGCCGTTGTTTGGACTACTTGAGCCGTTGATAGGTCATAGAATTTATATAGTTTGGGTTGTCTTGCGCATAGGTGTACGCTATCATAGCGGTTAGCCATAATCATTACCTCGTTTAATGTTATTGTGGTTAGATCCCTCGATAGTGCTGGTAACACTTCGGGGGATTGCTTTTTATGGTACTCACCCTTATAATGGTGCATACCAACAGTATTTAATTTATCATAAAGGTACGCACCAATGCAAGAAAAAAAAGATAAGAAAAAAACAGATCGTTCTAACAGTACAAGAAAAATTATAAGGTTCGAAGATGATCTACTTGAACAAATTAACCAACAAGCCAAGAAAGATGGTGAATCTTTTTCTGGTTGGGTCAAAACTGCTTGTAAAATGAGATTGAATAAATAATTAAAATCCTTTCGAACGCTTCCGAAATCTACCCAATTTTTTAGCTCTGCGTTATTATAAGAACGTGCTTTAAATGCGTGACGCTTTGGCACAATCTCAATGCATCTAATTATATCTACTGTCATTGAAAATTCCTTATTAATTGATTTTAATGTTTGAATAAAGGCAACTGTAACAGGTTGCCTTTTTTTATTACCGAACATGAGTAATCCCACCGTTGGGACTAATTAAATTAGCAAGAGCATTAAACCGTCTACTCACTTCTCTAATTGCTTCTGTCGGTGAATCGATTTCTTTAAATACGGATGTTTCAATCTGTTGTAAACAAATCAACATACCTAATTGAACTTCATCAGCATTTTGTCGCTCACCAGTAGATAAACCAATCATTTTATTTTCAGCTCTAGCAAGGTTTATATAGTGATGTTTTTCTACTCCTTGCATGGTTGATAATGAATCTCGGCTTTCATGGTAATAGGCTAATGATTCACGTTTTACGGCTTCACGCTTACGACTAGCAGCAAAGGCTTTGGTTACATCTAATTTAAATCTAACAATATCTTTATGATTCTTACCTCTGATTAACCGAGATATAAAATCAAATTGAATTTCATTTAGTAATACATATTTACTTTTACTTGCACCCGTTCGGTGTTTGCACGTTTCGATTTGAAATGGAAGCGTGCCTAATTCCCGAAGCTCACTTTTATTTTTATTAACTAAAGACATCAAACTCAAATGTTTAATTCCCATTTTTTCAGCTACCAAACGGCTATCAATACGAACCTCTTTAGATTGAACTAATTCAATATCACCTTGCTTAATAATCATCTTAGTAGCTCCCATTAGCAAACCCTCGGCGTTTAGTCGGTTGATTTATCTTTGCTACTGCTGGAGGGTTGTCTATCCAGTGAAGTAATTCCACTAATGACCAACCGCAAGAATTAGCTCCTAACGATTTTCTTAATGGATATTTACCTTCTTTCTCAAGTTGCCAAGCAGTAGAACGGGCGATACTTGTAATTTTGTATCGTTCATTTTCACGAACAAGACGATCATATTGGATACCGTATTTATCCCTAATTGCTTTGTGTTGTTCTGGAGTGATTGAATATGACATTGAAAGCCCCTTACTGTACTCGGTTGCTTTCTAAATAGGTTTTAACTTCGGCCATATCGTAAACTACTCGACGCTTGCCAACTTTAATACCTTTGGGGAAATTTGGATCGTAGCGTAATGTATTCTTAGCACAACCTAAGATTAACGCCAGTTCATCAAGGGAATAATATTTAGGAGTATTTAACTGCATTTCTTACCTCATTAAGTTCATTTGTGTTTAACTTAATGAGGATTGTATGATAGGTATTATTTAGTTTTGGGAAGTTTCCAAAATTAGTTCGGAAATTCCGAAATTATTTTTTTAACCACTTTTCTAATGACTTTCCTGATGGATATTTCAATCCATTAAGTTCAAAATCTCTAACCAAAGGACTTTTATTTTTTTCAATAAAATTTCTTGGATTTTCAATTGCATCTTCACCATATTTCAAAAACAATAAATTTCTAATAAATTCAATTTGTAAATTTGTCGGAGTGTTGTCAATTCCACTAGTAAGGTTATTGAGATTTAAATAATTTGCTTTGCCGTTGAATTTATTTAAACCACCAAAATAAGCATCTAATTCAATGTTTCTACCACCATTTTTTAATAATTCCATTTCATAATTTGTTATAAATAATTGTGTTAAATTTAATGATAAATCCTCTGAAAAATAAATATCCATCACATCATAATCTTTTGTGCTATTAATTACATCTGAAGCTACTCTCGGAATTAAGGCTGCAGATATTTCAATATCATTACTCTTTTTATTAATAAAGTTTTTATATAAAATCTCAGAGTCCCTGGGAGATATAGCTAATAAACCATCTATATGAATTTCTCCGGCTTCAATATGGTCTCTTGTGTTTTCTTCCAAGTATGTATATGGAGTAATGTATTTATAACGTGTGTATTTTTCAAATGTCAAATTGCTTAATATTTTTGTCGTGCTTACAACACATAAATCAATGTCAGTATTGGGTAAAATAAAGCAAAATTGACAAACCTTTGCATAACCAAAATAAAGTAAATCTTCTATTGTACAATTTAATATTTTTCCAGCTTGGTCAAGTGTATAAAATAATCTTTCCGGTAATGCCATAAATAAACCCTATCATCTGATTTGAACTTCCTTGAACATTATATCACCACTGGATAAAATTACATGTATTTTTAATGTCACTTTTAGAGAAATCTGGCTAGCCAAAGGAAAGGCTCTCATTTAGAAATCAGTACAGATTTAGAATCAAACCTAATGACATAATTTAATGTTATATATGTTATTATTATCTTTTAATAACACTTAAAAAAATATATATAAATCAATTATATTATGTTATTAGTGTTGTTAGTGTTATTAAAAATAATATATAAAGTAATTCTTATATAAAATGGGAAATAAAAAACCAGTCTGATTGACTGGCTTAATATATGACTATGGCAAAACTAATCATTAACGGTTTTCAAAGCATTACTCCCCGATAATGAAACATTTCCTTGGCTAGCTTGCTCTACAAAGTTGCCCCACCAATTCATTAATTCACGGCGTTGCTCAAGATAATTTGCTCGGTTATAAATCCGTCTAACTTCGTTCTTATCAGCGTGAGCCAAAGAAGCCTCTATCAAGTCAGGATTAAAGCCTTGTTCATTTAATGCTGTGCTTGCTAATGACCTTAAACCATGAGAAACGAGACAACCAACAAAGCCCATCCGTTTAATGGCCATATTGACAGTTTGACTGCTCATAGGTTTATTAATAGAACCTTTCATACTTGGGAATACAAATTCTTTATGACTAGTTATAGGTAGCATGATTTCCAGTATTTTTATAGCTTGAGGGGGTAAAGGAATAATATGATCTCGCTTCATTTTCATTTTGCTAGCTGGAATGGTCCAAATTCTTTGCTTTATATCTATTTCTTCCCATAAGGCACCTACTGCCTCACTTGATCTTGTAATAGTTAATAATTGCCACTCTATTAAGCATCTGGTTTGTAGTTCTATATTAGCCAAAGATAGGGCTTGCATAAATTCAGGTAATTCACCAGGTCGAATACTTGCCATATTTGTAGGTGTTGGGCTTTCAAATACTTTACCAACTTTACTTAATTTATTAGATTCAATTAATTCATAATTAACAGCATAATCCATTATCTTATTAACTCGCCTTATTACCCGTTTTATCATATCGAATTTTTTAGCTGCTTTTAATGGTGCTAATATATTAATAAATAGTGTCGGAGTGATATCCGTAATCAGTGTATTACCAATATAGGGGAAAACATGATTTTCTAGTGACTGCCAGCTTTTTTTGATTGTCTCATCTTTATAACCTTGTGACTTCTCTAATATAAGCCAATCATCGGCCACACTTTTTAGCGTTCGTCCCTTATTATTATCAATTAGTTCTTTTTCTAATGGATCTCTATTTTGTCTAATCAAATCTCTTGACTCATTACGAAGAGTCCTAGCATCAACTAAACTAACTTGAGGATAATGGCCAAAACTAATTAATGCTCTTTTTTTCGTTGATGGGCGAATATAATTAAAACGCCATATTTTAGAACCCGTCTTTTTAATCAACAAATACAACCCATCGCCATCAGATAAAGTGTAATCCTTTTCTTTTGACTTGGCATTTTTAATTTGGGTATCAGTAAGTGGCTTAACTATTTTCGCCAT